TTCCGTCACCGGCGTTCCATGCACCACCTCCGCAACGTCGGCGGCGGGCATATCCGAGATGGATTGCAAGTTTTTTGCGCTGCACCCGTCCTGCATTAGTTTCATAAGTGCCGCCTCGCGGCTGATGTATTCGTCAGGCATGGTCGGCCTCCTTATCGCACGAGGAAAGCACGCGGTCGTCCAAAAACGCACGCGCCGTGTATTTCCCGCCGCATTCGCACGGCTCTTTTGTCCGGTAAACTGTCCAGTTCGGAGTCGATAGCTTTTCGTCCACCGGCGCGACCTTCCCGCACCGCTCACAGACCGGCGTCATGTCCATCATATCCATCATGTTTTTACGTTTTGCCATTCTTCTTGTCCTCCATTCTGTTCAAAGTAAAACTTGATCGGTTTCTCGTGCTCGATAACGTTGCCGTAGGCAACTCCCACCTTGTAGATGTAGTTCTCCCTGAGTTTGCGCGGGATCTCCTCGATATAGCACCGGAATGTCTCCAGCGTGTTTGCCCGCTTGTAGTGGTTACACATCCGGCAGGCAGGCATGAGGTTTGAAATATCATCTGTTCCGGCTTCTTCAATGTCCCACGCTCGCAGCGGCCGGAAGTGGTCTACCTGCATGTCTCGGATATCGATAGGCCGTCCGCAGTAGGCACAGTGGCCGTCATACTTCGCATAGACCGCTTCCCGTTTTTTCTTACTGAAGCTCATCCCTTGCCCTCCATTTCCTGAATCGCCCGCTCGGCTTCGGCGCGCGTCAAAAATATGCTCTTCCCGATTGCATTTTTATCGAAAGCCGGGCCGCCTGCCGTCTCGTAGATGACCTCGCGCACCGTGTGCTCATACACCCTCACCCCGTCAGTCTCGTACACCTTGCACGGCAGCACGACGCACCGCCCGTCCTTGTCGGCCTCTGCAAGCTCTTTCAACCGTCCGACCGTCATGTTTTCCGCAGCCTGCGCGAAATCCCACAGAAGCCCAGCATTTTCGCCCAGCTTGTGCAGCATTTCCGGTGTCCATCCCGTGTCCTCGTAGGCTTTCAGACGTCCGTACAGATCGCGGGCCATCTTGCGGAAAATATCCTTGCCAAAGCCGTTGCTCGTTGGGCCGTTGATCAGCACGTTGAGCGTTCTGTCCCGGCTCTGCTTCCAGTCGATTTCCTTGCCGCCGATCGCGGCGTGCAGAAATCGGTCGGTGCCCGGGTCTACGTTGATATTAGGACTTGTCAGTCGTTCCATGTCTCTTCCTCCACATACCGCCAGCTCTGCGGCGGGCGGGTGATTGGCTTGGGTTTTACCTTGAGCGCTACCTCTACCTCATTTGGCACAGCGTAAAATTCCCGCAGTTTGCGCGGGGTGTCGTAAATTTTAAGATCATCGATCTGCATGCCGTATCCGTGCTCCGTGCCCAGATACTTGTATATGTCCTCGCGGGTGAGACAGGCATCCACCGTCGCCCATTTGGGGATCATGCAAAGCGGGTAGACCGTGCCGATCTTATTGCAAGTAAATTCCGCAACGACTTTCCCGTTTGCGGCCTCATATCCAAACGCCTCCGCCTGTTCGCGCTCATAGGCCGATTCCGCCGTAATAGCCGGCGCCCGTGCGTTGGCTTTCACCATGAGCGCCCCCTTTCCGCCTGTGGTACAGTAGATATAGCACTTAAACGGCACACCGCACTTCGGCGCGGTCTTGCGGATTTCGACCGTTTTACTCCCGTTCAGGATCTTCCGAGCCCACTCCGGGCGGATGCTGATCAAAACAGCTTTACTCATGCTTACCTCCTTCCTCCGGCGCGCCGCGCCATTCCCATTCGTCTGTGCTGCTCCCGATTCCGGAGCATTTCATGCACGCGCAATCCGGTTTCTTCGCGCAATTATCGCAGTCTTCTTGGCCGGTCGGCTTAAACCCTTCCGGGCAATCCCCAAACCTCGCACAAAACATGCAGCCAGCTTTTCGAATCTCCTTTTTCAGTGCCGCGTTCTCGGCGGTCAGGCGCTCGATGAGGTCGGCGGCGTGCAACCCGAGCCGCTCTTTGCAGTTAAGCTTACACGGAAGCGGATCTTCTTCCGTCATATTTTTCGCTTTACAATCACTGCATACTCCGAAGCCAAAGCAGCAGCGCAGAGATTCTATCGTTTCTTTGTAGTTCATAGTGTTACATCCTCCATTCCTTCAAGAACCATTTGTCCCGGCAAAACGCCGTCCTCCATCCACCAGCGATACACGTCCTCTCCGGTCTGCCAGAGCCCGCTCAAACCTTTTCTTTTTTGGCATTCGAGCATCCTGCCGAACGCCCTGATGTAAGCATCCCTGTATTTCGGGTATCTCGTAAACTGCTCTTTCCGGTGTTTCCCAGCCATCGGGCATCCGATGCAGCCAATACGAGCAAATCCGCAAGCATAAAGCGGGTTCATGCAGATTTTTTCTGCCGCGCAGTAATCCCAGATATCGGCATTCTGCCAGTCGACAATCGGGTTTACGGTTCGCGTACCTTTTAACTGGCAATTTTCCAGCAGCATGCGTCGTTCGTCATTATCATCCATGAGGATAATCCGCTTTGCCTTATCCCTGTGGAGCTTTTCCATAATTCCGCGGGTCGTTTTGCGCTTTTGCGATTCCGCCCAGCGAACGCCGGTAGCAATCCAGCGCCCGCTCCCGCTGGTTTCTTTGAGTTCAGCGCAGCAGTACCGTACCAGCCGCGTCGGCGGCATACGTTTTTGCGGGATCAGGTTCCACATCGTCACATTCCCGCCGTCCGGTGTGCGGTGGGTATCGATGTCGCATTTTACGCCAGCCAGCTCCAAGCGGCGGAAGGTATCCCGCACATGCCAGACGGTCTCCGGCGCATCAGCTGTCGTCAGCGAGTGCAGCACCTCGTACGGGATTCCCGCCGCGCCAGCCAGATGCAGCAGCACGTCCGAGTCCTTGCCGCCGGAGTATGTAATCACAAGCGGCTGCTTGTACAGGCGCAGGCTCATATCCGAGGCCATCCGCAGCCGCTCAATCGCGGCTTGCTCTACGTCCATTGCCGTCCTCCCTCCCCGGCGTCAGCTTGGCCAGCATGATCTGCCCCAGATCCGCCACGTACACCAGCCGCCCGCGGCTGTACACCATCAGCTTGTCGCCTTGGATTTCCATCCGGTCGGCCTCAATATTGGTCAGATCGTTGCAGCAGTCACAGACAAATCTCATGTCTTATCCTCCTCGTTTTCCGCAAGCATTCGCTCGACCGCCTCCAGCTGGAGCGCATCAAGTTCGTCCCCGTGGCGCTGCACGCCTTGCTGCAATCGGGCAGCGCCCTTTGACACCGGCCCCATCACCCTGTCCACAGCCGCACGTTCCAGTGGATTCAGTTCGTCATGGTGCCCCTGCACGCCGTAGCCGGGCTTTGCAGCGCGGCCGAGCGCCGCAGGGCGTGTGCTGGCCTCTTTCAGCCAGTCAAACACGATCCCCTTGTAATTTGCGGCCATAGAGCGGGTTATCACGTCGATCATGGCTTCCTCGCCATATTCCTCTGCGGCTTTCGTAATCTGTGTGACAAGGCTTTGCAGGCCGACAGGCTTATACTCCTCCCGTCGTTCGCCCTTGTATGCCACCCATTTCTCAACTGCTTCGCGCAGTGTGGGGGGTAGGGGGGAAAGAATACTGTCCATGTCCATGTCCTTGTCCTTTTCCTTTGTCCTTTTCCTTTGTCCATAGCTTTTTTTGCTTTCCTCGGAAAGCATTTGCTTTTTTTGCTTTTCGTTGCTTTCGTCAAAAGCATTTGCTTTTTCGGATTCAGGCCGACCGCCCTGCTTTCCTGCCTCGCTTCTAGACGCGGAGATGGCTTTTTGAGCCGCTACGGATTCGTCAATGTCCCGTCGAATCGCAGGCCAAATGAAACGCTCACTCCCGCTGAACTCTGGCTCTGCTCCCGACTCGCGATAATCCATCGCGGCCAGCACCAAGCGCCCCACCTCAGCAGCACTGTACGCCTCGAAATAGCTCCTGTAACTCAGCCACAGCTTGACGTATTCCTTTTTCTCTCCCATCCGTCAGCCCTCAGAACGGCAGGTCGTCGTCGCTTTCGTCAAGCTGTTTGAACTCCTCTGCGCTGGCCGGTGCAGCCGTTACAAAAGATTCGGCCTTGCTGGGCTTGAGATACCGGATACAGTCGCGCGTCACCCCGTCATTGCCCTCAAACGGCTCCATGTGCAAAATGCAGTTGCGGCCCACCAGATCGTCAAGTTCAAAATCTGCGCCCGGCTCAATGCCAAGCGCGTTTGCATATTTGCCGATCTTGTCGGCGTCGTACTCCCCGGTGTCGCGGTCGGGCCAGAAGTTCTTGAAGATGTGCTTCTTTTGGTATTCCTGCTCGACGTCCTCACGGACAACGAAATCGAACTTGATGCACTCATTTCCGTTCTTCGTTACGCTGTAGCCGCACGATTTCAAATAGCACTCATAGTCGCCAGCCTTCATCAGGCCGCCATCATTCTTTACTGCCTTAAATCCCATCTACTTTGTCCATCCTTTCAGTGTTCATTTCCCAATGGGTAAAATAATCGTTGATATATCCATTTGCCAAAAGCCAGTTGATAAAGCATGAAATCGTATCTTCGATAGGCTCGAAATCGCCGCGCCGGTATGTTTCCGCGTAGGTGCTTGTTCCGTCGAAGATCAGGTATGTAAATTTTGACGCGCCGGGCAGCAGATGCAGATACATCGGGTGCTGCGGGCTGTGCAGGTACTTGCCGTATTCGTACCGCTGTACGCGCTTGATATCGTAGATGATTCCGGCCTTTACGTAGTCGCAGACGCCGTATAACTGGAAATCCAAGCCCGATACATGCAGCCGCCCGGCGACCGGCACTTGTGGCTGACCGCCCGAGCAGATGCGGGAAAACTTTGCTACAGCCCGATCATATTTCGCGCTGACCGACTCGACCGGTACACCAGCAACTGTGCTGTTAATCGCCGCCTCGAAGTCAATGCCAGCCTGCATAGCTGGGGTCGTCTCCTTTCCCTCCCGCCGAAGCGTGGAGAGAAAGGAAGATAGAGCCGCGTCCGCATACGTATCATCTGCATCAAGAAAGTGCTGCCAGCTGCTCAGCAGGCTTTGTGTCAGCCAGTACATAGCAATTTTTCTCCTTATCGTATTTCAGACCGAGTTCCTTGCACTTACGCTTGAACTCCGCACCAAGCTCGGCGGCACTGGTAAGGGAATGATCCACCTTTGCAAGGCAATTCCGAGCATTCAGCGCTGTTTCCGGATCGCATACGAGAGCAATAAAGGCTCGTCCTTCTTTCATCGCCAAATCATAGCCTGCTTTTTCGTTGCTATAAAGCGCAGCCTGTGCATTGATATCCTCCTGCGCCTTACGGAATAGATCTGCAAGGAACGTGGACTTCTGGCCGGGCTTGAGCTCCGGCAGCTGCATCACGCCACGCACGCCAAAGCAGCCCTTTGCAAAGTATTCGTCTGTCGGTGTAAAGCCGATCATGCGCTTGTTGCCCATCATGAACATGTAGCCGCCAAAGTCCGCAGGCGTCCAGACGATATCCTTTGCGCCGCCCTCGCAGGAAAGGCGCGTCTGGATGGTGTCGCCCTTCTGCTGTTCCGTCGTATGGAACACCACGATCAAATGCTTCCGGTCTTTTGCGCGGATCTGATAACACAGCCGATCAAACTCAGACTTAATCACGCCGTACATCGCGCGGCTATCCTTTGCGGCCTTGCTATCCTGCTTCTTCGCCCAGTCCTTCATGAGCTGCACCAGCATACCGCCGGTATCGATTACAACGGATTCAGCCGCCTTGTATTCGTCGGAATCCATATCGCTGAGCATTTCTTCGTAGGATTCCACCACAGACGTCACGCCGCGCTGCTCTGGCCTGACGCGGGCAATGCCGTTGTCCGTGTCGAACAGAAACGGCTTCGGTGCCGAAAGGGCCAGCGTCGTCTTGCCCAATCCGGGCTGTCCGGAAATGATGCACATAAATTTCTTGTTGCTGAAATCCAGTTCAGCGGGTTTCTTGATTGCCATTTACCTTACCTCCACAAATTTGCCGTTCTTCAGCCGATACCAGGTATCTGCCTTGATCTTCTCGCCGTCGACGATTGCCGCTTTGACAGCAATAATCGGAAACGTCTCTCCGTCCCATTCGCCGCGCTCGACGCAGCAGATCGCGCAGCCAAGAGCACCCATTGCTTTACACTCATATCCGGCTGCAAGAGCAACGCCGGCTTTGCCTGTGGCGGAGGCTGAGCCCTGATCGCCTGTGGCGGAGGCTGAGCCCTGAACGCCTGTGGCGGAGGCTGCGCCCAGATAGCCTGTGGCCGATGCTGCGCCCTGAACGCCTGTGGCCGATGCTGCGCCCTGATCGCCTGTGGCGGAGGCTGCGCCCAGATAGCCTTTGGCGGAGGCTACGCCCTGATAGCCTGTGGCGGAGGCTGCGCCCCGATTTCCTGTGGCCGATGCTGCGCCCTGATAGCCTGTGGCCGAGGCTGCGCCCTGATTTCCTGTGGCCGATGCTGCGCCCTGATTTCCTGTGGCCGATGCTGCGCCCTGATAGCCTGTGGCCGATGCTGCGCCCTGAACGCCTGTGGCGGAGGCTGCGCCCAGATAGCCTTTGGCGGAGGCTACGCCCTGATAGCCTGTGGCCGATGCTGCGCCCTGATCGCCTGTGGCCGATGCTGCGCCCTGATAGCCTGTGGCCGATGCTGCGCCCTGATCGCCTGTGGCGGAGGCTGAGCCCTGATCGCCTGTGGCCGAGGCTGCGCCCTGATAGCCTGTGGCCGAGGCTGCGCCCTGATCGCCCGTGGCATGATTCTCTTTTTCGGCGTTTGCGCGCTTGATCGCGTCCTCAAATCCGATTTGGTTCTTGATATATTCGATCTGCGCTTTCACGAGGCCAGGAACGCCAATCTCAGCTTTCAACGTCATTTTTTTCGCGACGATTTTACTATCACCCGATTCACGCTCGTCAGTTACTTCTTCGGCATCTGCCTCAAAATATCGGCTTTCGTTCGGTGCATAGTGGTTCAGCACATCAATGGGTTGCTTGCACGCGTGCAGCCCCGCTTTGCAGAGGCGCGGTTCGCCGTCATAAACAGCGGTTTCTCCAAGCTTGTACTGCATCCCCCGGCACTTCATGTCCTTGTCTGTCCCTTTGTAGACCTTCATAGTTCCTCCTTACGCTGTTTTCTGTTCAAACCCCAGCGCCCCGGCCAGCTCCGAGCCGCTGTATTCATCCCTTACATAGTCCCCGAAGCACTCTGTGTGCAGCAGCACGCCGCTACAGCAGAAACACTCGGTTCCCTCATAGATATCTTCCCGGCAGTACTCGCACTGCCCGACGATCTTCGGCTCCGGCTCGTCAATGCCGAGATACAAATTTTCACCATTGTATCCCATTGCGTGCCGCCTCCTCTCTGAACAAGCGTTCGCACAGGCTCTGCACAGTCGCGCAGCCGATTGCCTCACACAGCCGTTGCAACGCCTCCGCACCGCTGTCTGTCAGGCGGAAGCAGTAACGGCGGCGCTTCTTTCGGTTCTCCGGCTTCGCCGCTCCTGCGGCCTCCAGCGCCTTGATACGCGCCTCGGCATTCGGCATCAGCTTCACGCCGTAGTCCTCCGGGTGCTCACACTTGGAAAGCAGATACCGGTCGAACCTCGGGAATTCTACCCGGACGGCCTTGACGCAGGCCGAGGTGCCGCATTTTCTTCTAATGTCTGGTATACTTGACATAGGTTCCTTTCTGCCCTATAATAAGGGCAACGTAATTTTCCTTTCGGCCTCTGTCGCGTTGCCGCGCGGCAGGGGTCATTTCTTTATGCCAGCCCGTACAGCAGCGCGACGAGTGCGACCAGACCGGTCAAAACGCATTCATACGTCATTTCCGCCATCCCGGCCATAGCCGACAGGATCATCGCCGCGCCGCTCACCCAAAGGCACATACCCTTCAAGATTCGCAGTGTTGCCTTACGGGCCTCCGCTTCTTCCCGCAGCCGCTCCCGGCGCTCCTCGGTCGTTTCCTCCGGATCGACCCCGAGCCGTTCTGCAAGATTCGTTCTCATGCTCTTTCCTCCTTCGTCTCCTGCATCCGCCTGACGAGACGCGCCAGACGGGCGTTTTGTGTCACGAGCTTCTGCGCGTCCAGATCCAGCCCCTTGCGTTTCAGGCCGTTTATGATCTGCGCTTCCTGGCACTCGCACACCAGCGCCGCCTCGATCAGATCATGCAGCTCCTGCGCATTCAGCGTCAGGGTGTAGGTCTTCACTTCCGCCATGTTGCATCCTCCTTCTGTTCCTGTTCCCGGCAGTTCCAACTTTCATTTGTTCCTCCTCATGCTCCGAGAAACCGCAAAAACGGCTCTCTCGGGATCTTCACTCTGTGATTGCTTGTGCAGCAGACCGGGAAGCCCAGCTTTTCAGGCCGTTCCCTCGCCATCAAGCGAAGCCATTGCGGGTTACAGCCGAGCACCTGCGCCGCCTCGCTTGCGAGGATTGTGGGCTTTGACATTGCCCGGATATCGTCCAGCGTCATTTTTCCTCCTTTCTGCGTTCGATCACGGCCTTAACCGCGTCTTCCAAGCGCTTCCTCGCACCCGGCGGATTTCTTTTCCCGTTCAGGATCATGGAGATGTAACACTTCGTCACGCCAAGCTCAGCTGCCACTTCGTCGTATGTGACCTTGCTGTTGTGCATCTTCCCGATCAGATCGCCCGTCCATTTTTCAGGCATTGACATCCCTCCTTTGGGTTCTGTCCGTTCTTCAAATTTCCTTATGCGGATCAGTTTCAACCCGTAATCAACTGCCGATTTTACCTGATTGCTTTCCGGCACACCTGCGGTTGCAAGCGCGGAAAGGATAATCGCCGTTTCCTCTTTGCGTTTCATACGCCCGCCCCCTTTTTCCTGCGTTTGCTCGGCTTCTGCAGCAGCGAATCGACCGATACGCCGAAATAGTCTGCAACGAGCGATAGCTTTTCGACTGTCGGACTACAATCTGCCCATTTTGCAATCGTGCTATTGCCAAAGCCGAGTGTCTTTTCAAGTGCAGAAAGCGAAATATTGCGTGATGCGCAAAGTTTTTTGATGTTTTCTAAGAGCATTTTCTCCCTCCTTATTGACAAAGTTGCGAAAATGTTCTAAACTATCGTTGTCGGCAAAAGTGAACATTTCCGCTACAGGGGCAATTCCTTTGTGGCTGGTTTGTTGCACCCGTTTGTACTTTTCATTATACGAATATTTTCGTAATTGTCAAGATGTTTTTACGAATTTATTCGTAAATTTCTTAGAGGGCCTTTCTATGTCAATACTCAGCAGAATCGGTGAACTTCGAAAGCAGCACGAAAAGCTTTCTATTAACAAGTTGGAGCAGGAATGCGGTCTTACACGCGGGTCAATGGCAAAGTGGGATGACCACGCGCCAAGTCCAGACAAAGTCAAAAAGGTTGCAGACTATTTCGATGTTTCTGTTGAGTACTTGCTTTACGGTGACCCGTCTGCGGGCATAAAAAAAGAGCGCCCCGCCGATGGCGAAGCGCCCGATCAAGACAAACTTCTTGAAATCGTAAGAGATAGTCAAGATATGTCTTTCCTGCTGAAAGTAATGGATGAAGTAAATAAGAGCATGCAGAAATTGAAGTGAGGGGTTAATATGTATCGTTTACCGCCGTTTTCGGAATTCTTGTCCCAGCTCAATGTTGATTCCTTTTCCTATGATATCGCGCAATTTGCCCCGGAAGATTTAAAGGATTCATCCGACCTGTTCGCGGAAGAACAGTACGCCTTTTTGATGAAATCATATTCCGCTATGGCTCTTGCGCTTCTCCAGAGTTACCATCTATGGCTTCGCGAAACGCTTTCACCATCGAATCAATAGGTGTCTTCACCTCTTTCTTCTCTGTGCTCTGCGCGGAAAAGATGTTTTCAATCGTTTCTATCAAAAGTGCGTCCCGCTTTTTGTCTGCTTTTATGACTTGTATGGCGCAGTAAATAACCGCAGCCGCCATCAGCATAAAAACCAAAAACAAGAAAATTCTCATATTCAGCTATCCTTTCTTTCGAGTCTCAGTATACAAATAATACGTTTGCATTCATCGTTTGTCAACGTTTTGATTTTTTCGGCTAGTTCTTCCTTCAATGTGTCGACTGTTGCCGTTTCCGTGTAATTGCTGCGGCTATCTCCTCGAACATTCTTTATCATTGCATACTCCTATTCCTGTTTTCCCAAATTCCTGCGCTCATTTTTGTGCAATTCCTACATTGCGGTCACTGGTTCTAAGTGGTAATATGTAAGTACTTACAATTATATTCAATGCAGCATGCGCGTCCCCCGGCGTTCTTCCTGCTCCCGACCTATGTCGGCGACGCAGGAAAAGAGCAGCGGCACGCCCTTGATGTAGTCCACGCTGACGCTATGCACATCTGTCAGCTTCGCGCCGTCGACCGTCACGTCGACCCTCCCATTGTTTACCCGGATGTTGATGCACTCCATATTTTTTCCTCCTGACATTTATTATAGAACGATTGTTCTAAAAATCAACATGGCATTATAAACAAACAGACCGCGTTATTTTTGGGAATCAGGAATCCGATGGTGTACAGGTTATGGGACTGATGATTTGATATAATATTTGGTTTGACCGGCCCCATCGTATCTGGAACATACGGTGGGGCCATTTCAGCAGATGCAGGATTCAGGAACTATCTGCTACGTTTTCATTGTACCAGATAATGTTTGTAAGAAAAGGGCGAATCCTGCGTTCTTGTCACATGTTTTGCATTTTTATATGGAAAATGTAAGAAATAAAACTGAAACTTACGAATGGAGGCGTAATCATGTCCGCAATACAGGATCTCGCTCCGTTTATCGGCGCGTATCAGGGGAAGATCAGAAGGGCAAAAGATGCAAGCGGGATGACGTTGGAGGAGCTGTCGAACGAGTCCGGCGTTTCCTTCTCTGCCGTGAGCCGATTATACGCTGGAACACAAGCGGATCCACGGCTTTACAACTCGGCTGCGCTATGCAAAACGCTCGGGTTGTCGCTCGACGAGCTGTTCGGCCTTGAAAATCCTGTCGGAAGCCCGGAAAAGCTGACCAAGCAGATCCATCATGTCGAGCTTGAAAACGCCAAGCTGGAGGCAACAGCGGCCGCGCAAAGCGCACAGATAAAGTCTACACATACAATGTGTTACGTCCTCGCCCTGTTTTGTATGCTGCTCTCCTTTTCTCTGATTGCCTGCCTTGTGACGGATGCGCAGAGTCGGAGCGCAGGCCTCATTCGCGATGGAGATTTGTCCGTAGCTGCATGGGTTTGCATTGCCCTGATCGTAGGTTCAGCGCTGGCTTCGGCAATTACTTTCTATGCAATCCGAAAAGAACGTGGAGGGAAACATGGAGTGCATCAAGTGTAAAAAAGAAATCCCAGACGGCGCGCCCTACTGTTGCTGGTGCGGTAAAAAACAGGAAGCGCAGCGCAATCGGACGCGCGGAAACGGGCAGGGAAACGCATACCAGCGCGGCAAGACGTGGACTGCTCGGTGGACTGAAAAGACGTACCTTGACGAAAACGACAAGCTCCATCAAAAGATGAAGACAAAGGGAGGCTTTACGTCAAAGCGCGCCGCGCTCCAATATGCCGCCAACCCGCCGAAAGAAGAGCGGCGAAGCCCTACACTCAGAGCATACTACAAGACGTATCTGCGCGGAGATTACCTGTCCTTGTCGGCGAACCGGCAGGGGGCAGCGGAAAAAGCTTTCGAGCGCATGAAGGAGCTCGCCGACTGCGAAATTGACACGCTCACCATCTCACAGATACAGGATGTTGTCGACCGCAATGCCAGCACCTATTACACGCGGAAGGACATGAAAACAGTCCTTTCACACTGCTATAACCTCGCGATTGCTGAAAAACAGACCACTGTCAATCTCGCGGAATACATTAAGCTCCCGGAACTGGACGAAAAATCGCCGGAGCCGTTTACCGACGCCGACGTCAAAAAACTATGGGAAGCGTATGCAAAAGATCATTTTGTCGGTTTTATCCTCACGATGATCTATACAGGCATGATGCCGGGAGAATTGCTGAAGCTCAAGAAGGATATGATTGACTTTGAGAAAAACGAGATCGTCCGGGGCGGCATAAAAACAAAGAAGCGGAAAGAAACGCCTATGGTCTTCCCAGACTTCGTCGCACCCGTGCTGCGTGAACTCTGCGAAGAAAGTAAGTCCAAAGTTGGGAACGTCTGCTGCATAAACAAAGATAATTTTTACAAGAGATATTATGAGTGTTTAGAGCTTGCCGGAGTGCAAAAGCTGCCACCTTACTCATGCCGCCATACAACAGCTACAGCCCTCGCGATGAAAAACATCGACCCGTTTACGATCAAGGAAATCATGCGACACACAAAAATAACGACGACGCAGAGATATGTTCATCCAGATATGCGTGGGATGGTAGACGCGGTAAACCAGCTTCAAGGGGACGAAAAAACGGGGGAGTCCCCTGCCATAACCAGCAGTTTGTAACATACGATGTAGCATACACATCGTAACTTTATGTTATTCTGCATAACTCAGCGTGATTTTTGTAATTTCAAGGCATCATAAAAAGTGGAGTATTTAAAACAAAAAAGTACCGATTTTAGCTTAAACTTTGCTAAAATCGGTACTTTGGCGCGGAAGGAGAGATTTGAACTCTCGCGCGCTTTTTAGACGCCTACTCCCTTAGCAGGGGAGGCAAAACCATTGAAATATCAAGGAAAAATCATCATTGTAGCATATAATGTAACATACAACGCAACACGCTATATGCCTTTGATTTTCCGCATAACTGAATCATATACTTTCCGATTCACTAATGCAAGCGTATCCATGAGTTCATCAACGACTGCCCAAGCCTTTCCCGGATCCTTCCCCGCTACCGCAAGCAAAAACTCACTGTCCCCGTACTCGCCCACGGTAGCCGGTTCTGCTGTCACAGGGGCGGGAGCGCCGGAGTAGTAACCCACATACCTACCGCCGTCGCCCCGTTCATCTTCTTGCATCTTGTCACGTATCACATATAGGTTCGCCAGTTTGGCATAATTGGGATAGCTGGATTCTTCGTATTCCAGCCGTGCAATCTCCTTGCGGATCTCGGCTTTATCCAGCATATCATATCCCCCCTTATGCCCGGTCGATCTGCTCCATGCAGCGGCGGATCGCTTCGCGGGTCTTATCGTCGTCCGCATCGCGCATCATATCGTCCAGCTGCGCGCGCATATGCTCGCGGGCGTCTGTGCGGCTGTAGCGGCCCATTGCGTCGCGGCGGCGGCCACGGTATGAACTTCCGCGTCCATATGTGCCGCGCATATCCGCTTCCCACTCGCCATCGCGGGAATAGCCGCCGTCTTCAGCCATCTCGATCTTATAAGTATTCTTGATGGAGCTCGTCAGCTTCTGGATCGCGTCCAGATCGCCCGCAGACATTTCGCGCTTATCGGCGATTTCGTCAAGCTCTTTGCAGAGCATTTCGCGGAGATTCCTCAAATCATACATATCGCTTCCTCCTTTCATGCTACGCGCTCGACGGTAAGATTGCTGTTTGCAAAATTAACCGTTTGCGCGCTGGTGTTTCGCATACCTACAGTCAGGCAGCAGCCGCGCGGGACTTCCACGAATGCGGAAACGAAGATGTTGAAATAGTTCTCAACAGCCGCAGGGGTTACGGTCGCTGTGGCGCTGTTCAGAGGTTCGCCGTTAATTGCAAGCGCAGCGGTAATGGCACCTACTGTTCCGCCTGTAGGGACGGCGATATTCGCACCAAAGGATACGCGGAACTTCGACTTGCATTGCTGCGTAAGCCCGCGCAGCGTAACGAGCCCGCTTCCTTCGCGATGTACGATGCACGGCTTTCCGCAAGCCGCCGTGGAGATCAGAGGGACGTTCTGCCCAGCGGCGACAATTTGAATTCCGGATGATGTAAATTCAGCCATAAAATCATTCCTTTCATAAAAATATAGCGGCGGGACGATTGCCCCGCCGCGTTGCTGTCGAGTATCGGCAATGGGGCCGACCATTTTCGTGAGGCCACGAAAAAGCTCTACGGTATGGAGTTGTTACGCCGCGCAGCCGCCGCAGCCGTAGTTGTAACCGCCGTTATAGCCGTTGCATCCTGCGTACTGGTACGGGGCCGGGACTGTGAAGGACGGAACCGGGCGCGGGTTATAATACGCCAGCTGCCCGCTCACGTAGTTACGCAGATCGAGCGTCTGTGCGTTCTGGCTTGCCGCAAGCTGCGCAACAAAGAGCTGCTGGTTCTGCTCTGCGATCTTCGCGTCCTTCGCCGCAAGCTCCTGCGCCGTCAGACGCTGGTCGATGCTGCGGAAGCCGCAGTTCATCGCGTCGATGATGTCGCGCGTGGTGTTCTGCACGGTGTTGCGGGTGTCGCACGCCTGCGTCGCCATGTCATAGCGCACCTGGGCGATTGCAGCGCGGTTTTCGCAGCAGCACTCCTGTGCCTGCATCGCCATGTTATTCAGCTGCTGCATAAGCGCGGCCTGCTGATTGCAGCGGGAAAGTTCAGCGTTCGAGAAGCCGGAAGTCACAGCCTGTGTCACACCTGCAAAGCCGTTGAGCATGCCCGTATTCATGGCGTAGAAGCCATCACAGATACCGTTGTTTACGTTGTCAAGCTTGCGCTCGATGTTGGAGAAGTCAGAGGCCAGCACATAGCCATCTACAACGCCGCCGGAATTCCTGCCGTTGTTGCCGAATCCGTTTCCGTTGCCGCCCCAGCCGCAGAAAATGGCAAGGAACAGGATGATGATCCACCAGCCATTATCGCCGCCGAAGCTGCCCCAGCCGCCGCCTGTCATGCCGGTAGGCGCGACGGGCATTGTCATGGTCGGGGAGCCGTCATTCAAACTCATATTTTTCATTCCTTTCGTAGATTCAAAAGATTTATCTCAATCGTGGCCACGATTTTGATCGTTCAACTGTTCGGAATTCCCGAACTATTGCAGCAGCTGCCGGAATTGCCCCGCCACCTGCTGCAGCTGATTCAACTGCTGCTGCGAGATTTTCCCGCTTTGCACCAGTTTTTCGACCTCTGCTTTTGGATCACCCTGAAAGCTGTTCTGGAATTGCCGGAACTGCTGTATCATGTTCTGGAACTGCCCCATCGGGCCGGGCATCTGTCCGCCGCCGAGCGCATTAAACAGTGGATTCATTGTCCGCCTCCTTCATCTTTCGCGGCCTGACACTTGGAGCGGACAGCTTCGCCACAAGCTCGTCGAACTCCTTGCGCGTCACGTATTCCTCCATCACGCCTTTTCGCGGCGCTGCGGGCGCTGGCGCGGCCTGCGCACGCTCTACAAGGTCGTAGGTCGTCATGGTCGGCTTGCCGCTTGCATCGGCCTTTTTCACATACACGACCGGCGCGTTCATATCCCAAAGCGTAACGGCATTGTTAGGCGCGACGATAAAGTCGTTTGCGGCTTGCTCGTTCGGGATCCAGATGATCGACTGATTCTGCGGCTGCTGGGGCTGCGGCTGGTAGGCCGTCATCTGCGGCGCGGGCTGATACTGCGGACGCATCATTGGCTCCTGCATTGGCTGACTGATTGGCTGGCCGATTGGCTGATTATAAATCGGCTGCTGGTACACGTATGGCTGTTGTCCGAACATCATGCTTCCTCCTTTGCCCAATAAAACAGTGGAATTTCACTCCCAGAATCCCACGTGTCAAAATACGTCCCATCTTCCACGCACACAACGTGGCTTGATAGCGCCAGCACGTACACGCCGCGCGAACGATCTGCGCAGAAGTCCGCGACGGTGTAGCAGTCCGGGCATGTGTTCGGTATCACGTTCCGGGTAAAGCCCTGCTGCCGGAGGTAAGCGCTCCAAACGCTGTTTGCGCTCGGCAGATCGCCCATGATGAGCCCCTGCAGGCACAGGCCTATATACACCTCGTCCCAGCTCTTCCCGGTCGCCTTTGCGATAGCCCGGACGGTGCAGTCCCCGACCTTCTGCCCGGCGGGATTTGGATTAAAATAAGAAAAGCCCATACCGAACACTCCTTTGATGTGTCCAGTATGGGCTTTTTTTCGTTTTGATGTGCCTCAGTTTTGTATCAATTGTGCATCATTTATGCTCAGTTTGGGAGGCTTCCGGACGCAGACTTCATCCGTGCCATGATCTCCGGCAGGCGGCGCTGGACCGTGGCGCGGCCCAGAAACAGCTCTGTTGCAACGTCTACCTGGGGAAGCTTATCCACAAAATAGAGCTGCGCGATCTTCTCATTTTCCCGGCCAAGATTGGCCTGATAGATCACGGCCTCCATATCCTTGCGGGTCAGGCGGCCCAGCTCTGGCGGCAGCTTGGCCCGTGCCTGCGGTGCCATCGCGCCGCCTCCTTACTTTTCCTTGTGCTTCAGCACAGCGATATTGCCCTTGTTGCTGACTTCGAGATCCAGCGCAGCGGCGATATCGCGGATTTTGACGTAGTTCGTGCCGTCTTTCAGGATACGCTCAACGGCGACTTCTTTGCCGTCCATGATGATTTTGCTCTTTTCTACCATCTCAGTCTCCTCCTCTGCATTTTTTCCATCTTCGAGGGCCATCACGGTATGGCCCTCGCTTACCAGCACGTCCCCGCGCAGGAGATTGGCGTCCGTCTTCAGATATTTGCTACCAATCAACAATTTAAAATCTCCCGTTGCGGGCCAATCGTCCAGCATACAGTATGTGGTGCAGGAATTCCCCTGCTTTTTGTAGAGCGCGGCGACGGCCTCGCAGCCTGCGGCCACGGCGCAGAGCATCATAAGCGCGGAGCAGTCCGTCTCCACTGGCTTTTTGATCTTGCTTACGTCCCACCCGACGGCTCTGGCGGCCTCATACGCCGTGTTCCGGTTGCTCATGTCGTAACCGATATTCGGGTTTTTAATCGCCGCCTCGCACGTCTGCGCGGCCCGCTCGGCCTTTTTGCGGCTCTTGTAGCGCAGGACGCCGAGCCAGCGGCAATTGTACCAGTTGGAGATATTCAGTTCCCGGCCGGTCTGGTTTCCTGGCTGCTGGTTGCGTCCTCCGGTTTCTCCAAGACTGGCCTGCCCAATTTTGATACTCATGCCCTCTCACTCCCGTACAACTCGTGGTGCAGCTGCAGCACGGCGGCCTCGATCAGCTTGTCGATCGTTTCCACATCAAATTGAATGCCCTTTTCGGCGAGGAAGTTCACAACATACGCCTTTTTCGCTGCGCCGTCCGTCGCGGTGTACAGCTGCTCCGCTGCCTTTACGCCGATCTCAACGTAAGTGCGGAGCGTTTGCAGCTTGTCCGCGTCGATCTTGGTTTTGAGCCACGGGATCAAAAATGCAGAGACGAGCGCGCTGATGAGCGCGATTACTGCTGAGATGATTTGCGTGTAGTCCATAAGTATGCTCCTTTCAATCCTTCAGCACGATCTCCGCGATGCGTGCTGCCGCTTCCGGGCCGTATTTTTCAGCCCATTTATCCATGTATTTCTGCGCGTACTTCGCGCGGTTCTCGTTTTTTGCCTTCCAGAGATAGAATCCGCTGGAAGCTGTTGTTTCAGCCAGCACCGCAAGCGTGATCTCCGTCAGGTCTGCGCCTGCCGCGCAGGCGATGATGAGCGCGAGGCTGACGAGCGCGCTGCAAATCAGCCACTTTTTACTGAATTCCATTGCTATGCCCGCATTGCGCCTCCAGCTGGTGTAAAAACTTCTTCACGTCGCCGTTCCCGCCCAGCTTGACGTATTTCTGCCCGGCGATCAGGCGCTCGGCCATTGGCATTTCTTCTGACATGATGGTCAGGCGGAGAATTGCGAGATACTGCTCGTCCTGATGCTCCTGCATTTTCCCGAGCTTTTTGTCGATCTCGGCCAGGTGCGCCTCCTGCGTCGTGGCCTTGCCGCGCTTTTTCTGTATCGCGCTGACAACGGCGTTGACGACCGCCGTCAGCGCGGACGAGCCGAGCACGGCGCAAATGATCGTGATGGTTCCAGCATCCATTTGTTATGTACCTCTCTATTTCCGGCGGGCTAATCGTCCGCCATTTTGATGTAGGTGGTGGTGTCGTCCGAATAGCTGATCGTCGGTAGCGTTGTGCCGCCGAGGACAGCGTAGAGGGCCGGGTAGGCCGTCTGATCGAAGGTCGAGCCGTCGCAGGCGTGCCACGGGGCAGAGAGGATACGGACGGTCGTTAAAATGTCTCCGACCTCCTTTGCCTCTGTGATTTTGCCAAAAGCATCATTCACAGTTGGATTCGCAGGTTTCCCGCTCGCGGGCCATACAACGGCTTCCGCCTCAGCTGACAGCAGCGTTTCCCTGTTGAGCGGCGTTCCGGCTTCTAACGGCTCGTCCTCTGGACGGATCCATTCATAGCGCAGGCGGTTCCCGATCGCGTCATACACGCCGTACCGGACAGCGCCGTTCGCGAGGTCGTTTGTTCCGATTCTGTCCTGCATCCGCTCATTCCTCCAGTGCTTTGATGTAGGCATGGCTGCGGGAATCCGGGATAATTGTCGGGACCGGGCGCGCAGCGTCTGCATAGTTGCACATTGAAACATTCTCGGTCGTCGGAGGCATGATTGCCAGCCAATCGGTGTTTAGTGCTCCCGTAAACTTCCCGCTCGTTTTGTAGACTTTATCTGCCGGGTCAGAGACACTGCAAATATAAGACGGACTTGTCCCTATTGTAAAAATAAGCAGTCCATTTACATACTGAAATCCAGAAGAAATTGCGACAGTTATAATTCCGCCGCCGGAAGACAGCCCTGCAAGCGCCTCTGCCCCTTCGTGCCACGTTACACCTCTATCTGTTGAATACAGGTACTTCATGCTCCAGTTTTCGCTTTGTTTGTTAAACACTACGATAACTGTATTCGTGCTTAAGTTAATAAACGCAGCAAAATTGTCATCAAAGTTTGTAACCATGTCTGAAAACGTTCCAACCAATGTTTTTTCGCCGCTTGCAGACAAATCCTCAGTAAAGTAAAGGTTCTTGCTTTTTACATAATAGAAACGGTCCAGCGCACTGTCATAATCTATTGCCGCTATATCGGTGTCAAAATTAGTATTACTCCAGCTCTGCGTGCTGCTGTTCAATACATACAAAAAAGCCTCAGTGCTGGAAAGATCAGTCCCTGATGTACTCCATATTTCGCAGCATAATTGTCCGTTATTTCTTTTGTATAGCCGCAAATTTCCGACTGTCCTGGTATAGGAAGTGCCAGCAGGTAGATCTATTTCCCCTATTTGCGTTAGCGTCTGAAAATCCGAAGAAAGCGCGAGCGTCGTTACTGAACTGGTAGAATGTTTAACTGCAATATAATACATATCATTTTCTGCGTCATAGTACATTGCTGCTCTTTCTCCACCAAACGACTCACTAATAACGTATGTATGGTGCTCCCATGCTGTAACGTCTGTTGACACATACATATGCACACGATGATAGTTAGCTAAGTCAGACGCGAACGCAAACCATTTGGAATTTACATAGCACACTCCATCCGTATCCTTATCAATTCCCGTCACAGTCTTGTCCGTCCACGCTGCTGGAGACGCCGCTGCTCGTAAAAGGCCAAACAGCTTCGGGAAACTTGATTTCGTAATACTTTGCCCGTTACAAAGCAGCCACGCGTCAGACGGCTTTGCTCTGGCGGTCATGAGAATATCGCCGACTTTCGTTGTCCCTTTTCGGAGTTCGGCTAAAGCCTGGCTGACCGTCGGGTCTTCCGGCCTCGCGCTTGCGTTCGGCCAGAGTTTTGCCGCTGTTGCGTCGGACAGCAGATTTGCCTTGTTGAGTGGTGTGCCCTCGACGGTTGGCGCGTCCTCGCGTTTCATGTATTCGTAATGGTCGAGCGTTCCGTCCTCTCTGTAAATGCCGTACCGGATCGCGCCGTTGGAAAGGACTTTTGTAGGTTGACGATCTTTCATATCAAGCCTCCTGTCGCGCATTCCGCAGCTCCGGTGTAGCGGAACGCCTTTGTGATGTTGTCGATCAGTTCCTCACAGAGCGCAAGAATGCGCTCGATGTCGTTTGCGCCGGTGTAGGTCAGTCGGTTCAGCTCCGGCGCGTCCGGCGTCCCGGCTGGATACGAGAGCGCGTCGCGGATGTCCTGTATGTGCTGCCGGTATTCCGCCGCCTGTGAGGCCGTTGCAATGTCCGTGACGGCCCAATCGGTTTTTGCAGACCATGCGATACTCCTGCCGCAGATCGCGCCGAGGCGGCCCGCCAGATAATTCAGGGCCGTTCCCACGCGGTTGAGATCAGCTGCATTGTACGCGCCTTTCATCCCCGCCAGCCATTCCGCCTGCTCGGCTGCGGTCATGCCCGCGAACCCCTTCGCCGCCAGCGCCTTGACTCGCTCCACGTCCGCCTGCGTCCGGTCGGTGATGAGCGTAACGATGATGGTCTTGGTGTCCATGGCGTTCTCCCTTCCGCGCTATCAGATCGGCACGAAGGCGCTGTCTGTCCATTCGGCTTGCTTTCCGGCCTCGCCCATCCAGACCTTGGTTTCGCCGTTGTTGGTGTAATAAGCATTCTGGATCAGCGACATGCCGGCTTTCCACACGATGGGGTTGTCCGCCGTGCCGGCTTTCACGGCCTGCTCGACGTACTCCTGCCGCACCAAGATCTTGTTGACGTAGATATTTCGCCAGTCATATCCAAGCTTGTCCGACTGCGTGACGGCCTCCGTGATGCCGCCTGCGGCCTGCACGAGCTTGCCGTCCTTGATGGCGGATTTGATCTGCGTAAGCTTAGTTTCCGTCATAGGTAGCCTCCAGTTCCGCCAGCACGTCGCTGGCTGTTTTTTTGCCCATTTTGCAGGTGCACGTGCCATCGCGGTTGTCCGTGATCGGGCCTGCGACGCAAAAATCGGAGTTGTCCCACTCCTGCATAAATTCCTGTGTTTCGCCCGTCGGCTGGCCGCTTTTATCGTAGACCGGCACGGTGTCGCGCTGGACGATCGACCATACCAGCCCGTCCACAAACAGCTGCGCGGCTTGCTCGTATGTTGCCGTCAGCGTGACGGCCTTGGACTCCCGGTTGTCCCAGTCCCGGTCTGTGACCTTCCCAGCAATGCTGGCCAGGTATTCGGTGTTATTCGTCTTAAAATAGATCATGTTGACCTCCTATTCTTCTGTGATTTGCGCGATGACGTATGTATATGAGTCGAACCTTATACTCGCATTTTTTGTTACGGTATATGTGTACTCCACATGAGAGCTTCCGCTTGCAGCGTCGTTTCCGTTTACGCCTACAAAACACCAGCCGTTCCCACCATCGTTTCTCAGCGCAATTGTTACCGTCTCTCCTTGCTCTACCTCCAGCGTTCCGGAGGTGTGTGCTTTCCCATTGTAAATTACGCTGCCGCTCATGTTCGAGCTGTCTATGGCGTTGACTATGGTGATCCTAAGCTTCTTCACGAATTCAATTGCGTGCACCGTGCCGTCGATGAGGACTTTGCCGTTCTTCTTGCTGTAGCCCGTGCCTCCGATCAGATCCCGGCCGCCCTTGATGTTGTAAGCCGTGCCGCCAATGAGTGTCTTATGAGCCATGTGCCGTCCCTCCTTATTCGTACTGCCAAGCGATTGCACCATTGACGGCTGGTGTGGTCTCCGACGCATTCAGCGACATCCCGCGCACCATGAGCGCGGTGTAATTTGTATCGGCAGCGTTCACGTTGGTGGTGCGGTTCAGGCGGGCATTGATGGATACGTTGTCCACATTTCCAAGGCCGACGTTGGACTTGCTGACGCTCACCGCGCCTGTTTTGCCGTTGACCGATGTTACAGGTGCGGTTTTGAGGTAGTCCGTGCCAGCCACGGCCACGGCCCAGGCTGTCGGCTTCCCGCTGGCGTCCACCGCCTTAACCTTGATCAGGTCCCCGACGGAAGCACCGGAGGCGAGAATCACATCTTGCTTTCCGTTCCACGCGTCTTTGTTGCTGCGCACATTGGCGATAGCCTCGTCGATCTGCGCGCCGGTAAACTGGCTGTTGTAAGCCATACGATCACTCCTTCATACACAGAAAATCCTCGCCGTCTGCGGTCTTCAGCGCCTGCGACTCTCCCAGCGGGATAAAGCCGTAGTTGTCGTTCCAGCTGCCGTCCACGCCCTGCGCGAACAACGAAATGCGGTATTCTCCATCACCGGAAAGCAGAAAATCGTCGTAAACCTCAAAGGTGCGCTGCGTGCCCGCCGGGGTCTGGGAGAAGGACGCAATCAAAGCGCCCTTCCCGCGGCCCCAATCCTCGCCGGACTTCGTCGCGCGGCATTCGAATGCCTGATACGCGATGTCCGACGAGAATGTGACGGTGATCGAGTCGAATCCCGAGACTGCCGATATCTTGTTTCCGGTGATGGAGAAGGTCAACTCCGGCGCGGCCATTAGGCTGCGCTCCACGTCCCGGCGGCGTTTTTGACGAAGACCTTCACGATCTTCACGCCGTCGCCGGAAGACGCTGCTTCGAGATCCGCGCCCTTGACGGTGACGTTGATAGCGGTGTTCTTCTTGTAGCCGCCTGCCGTGCCGCTGACGTTCGTGGAGCCGCCCGTCGCCGGGATCTGCGTGCCCGCCGTGTGCAGGCTGCTCGTCGCCGGGACGACGCGGACGGTGTATTCCTCAAAGTCCACATCGCAGACGAAGGAGAACGCCGCTGCGTCGTAGCCAGTGACCTTGGAAATGCGGCTCTTGTCGGGGCCGGTGATGGTCACGGCAGGAATCGACGTGTTGAGCGTGATGGAGTCGCTGGCCGCAGCCGATTCGTTGCCGACGTCGTCGCGCACCTTTACATAGATCGTCTTCAGGCCGTCGCCGTCCGGGAGCGTAATGGATTTTGTTGCGGCGAACGTCTCCCACGACGCATCTGCTTCCTTTGCCGCCGCCTTTGTGCCCCAGATCTTCATCTGGTAGCCGGTCGTCGCGGCGTCGGTGACGGAGATCTTCGCGGTGACGGTCGCGCTGGTCGCGTACTGCGCGCCGTCGTTCAGGATCAGCGATAGGCCGGCAGGTGCCAGCGTATCAAGTGTCAGATTGAAAAAACTTGCCATCTGGATTTATCCCCTTTCTTCGCTTGTGAGTTCAATGTACAAAAATCC